ACCCCAATGGATGGTCGTTTCTTCGCAGTTCCTCCATCACTTCGTGCAGCTATCATGGGTATTGATCGTTACAACAGCTCTGATTTCGTTGATGGTCGTGGTGTAAACAACGGTCAGATCGGTCAGTTGTATGGTATCGACATCTATGTAACAAGCAATGCTCCAGTCATCGAGACTGATGCTAACAACAGCGTTGGTGGCGATGTTAAAGCAGCTATCTTGGCTCATAAAGATACTATGGTTCTTGCCGAGCAAATGTCTGTTCGTTCACAGACTCAGTACAAACAGGAATATTTGTCTACTCTGTACACTGCTGACACCCTCTACGGTGTTAAAGTAGTTCGTCCAGAAACTGGATTTGTATTGGCTGTTAACGGCTAATAGTAGTTCCTAGGCTTCCCAGTTTCGGCTGGGGAGTCTTTCTTTAAGTGCATTCGCTGAGTGTATTTAAACAAATAAGGAGATAGATTTGGCAATTTATCGTGGACCCGGCGGATCTGGTGATGCTGTCAACGATGCAGCAAGCGAAGTATTACTCGCCCTAGCCGCTAAAGACGCTGCTGTTGCTGCACAGGCTGCTGCAGAAGCTGCTCAAGTAGCTGCTGAAGCTGCACAGACTGCAGCAGAATTAGCAGAGACCAATGCAGAAACTGCAGAGACTAACGCTGAAACTGCAGAAACTAATGCAGAAACAGCAGAGACAAATGCAGAGACAGCTGCTACTAACGCTGCTAGTTCTGCCTCGTCTGCTTCTTCGTCCGCATCTGCTGCTGCTTCTTCGGCTTCTGCTGCGTCTACCTCAGCAAGCAACGCTGCTTCGTCTGCTTCTGCAGCAAGCACATCTGCATCTAATGCAGCTACTTCAGCAACCAACGCTTCTAACTCTGCTAGTGCTGCAGCGACTTCCGCTACTAACGCAAGCAACTCAGCGAGTGCTGCTGCAACCTCTGCGACAAATGCAAGTAATAGTGCTAGTTCAGCTTCTACTTCAGCAACTAATGCAGCAAACTCTGCTAGTGCTGCAGCAACATCAGAAACTAACGCTGCTGCTTCGGCTAGTTCTGCTTCTTCGTCTGCTTCTAGTGCAAGCAGTTCTGCTAGTGCTGCTAGTACTTCAGCAAGCAATGCAGCTACTTCAGCGACTAACGCTAGTAACTCTGCTTCGTCTGCTTCGACTTCTGCAACGAATGCTTCTAATTCAGCTTCCTCTGCTGCAACTTCAGCTACTGCTGCGTCTAACGCTCAGACTGCTGCTGAGACAGCAAGAGATCAAACCCTAACAGCATACGATAATTTTGATGATCGTTACTTAGGAGCTAAGACTTCTGATCCTACGCTAGATAATGATGGTAATGCTCTTCTTGCTGGTGCTTTGTACTTCAATAGCACTGGTGGTTTAATGAAGGTATATACTGGTTCTGTGTGGGTTGATGCCTATGCTGCTGGTTCTAGCTTCTTAGCAAAAGCAAACAATCTTTCTGACTTACCATCTGCACCAACAGCTAGAACAAGTCTTGGTTTAGGAACTGCTGCAACAGCTAATTCAACTGACTTTGATCCTGCTGGAACTGCTGTAGCTCTCGCAATCGCTCTAGGATAACTTATGGCAAATACATTTAAGAATCAATTTAGCAAATCTGTAGGCACTTCTGCTGCTACGATTTATACTGCTCCATCTGCTACGGCTACGACAGCTATCGGCATGACTGTGGCTAACACGACTAGCAGTAGCATCACAGTTGATGTCTACATTACCTCTGGTGGCACAGATTACTATTTAGTTAAAGGTGCTTCTGTTCCTGTTGGTGGTGCGTTAGTGCCTATCGGTGGCGATCAAAAAGTCGTATTAGAAGCTGCTGACGCAATCAAAGTAGTGTCCTCTGCTGCGTCTAGTGCAGATGTAACATTGTCGATCCTGGAGATCACCTAATGGCATACTTAGGCACAAAACCAGCCAGTCAAATAATTGACTCTACGCTGATTGCTGATGGAGTTATTGTTACTGCTGATTTAGCTAACTCGGCAGTTACTACCGCTAAGATCGCTGATGCCAATGTTACTCAAGCAAAACTAGCAAGCGGTGTAGCTGGTAATGGTCCAGCGTTTAGTGCTTATCAAAGTTCTGCACAATCAATTTCAGGTGCAACTAATACAAAAATTCAGTTTCAAACAGAAGTGTTTGACACAAATAATAATTTTGACCCTACAACAAATTATCGTTTTACACCAACAGTAGCCGGTTATTACCAAGTTAGCGCTGGATTTTCTGTAAGTGGTGCGGCTCAAGTGCAGCAATGCAAAATATATAAAAATGGCTCAACAGCAATAGACGGAAGCGATGCATCAGTAACTCAATCTGCTGTTACTGGTTTGCTTTATTTAAATGGTTCAACAGATTATATTGAGGCATATGCCTTTTCAGTAAATGTAAAAACAATAGATAATCTTGCTTCAAGAACTTATTTTCAAGCCTCATTAGTGAGGGCAGCATGACATTATACGAAAAGATTATTGCTCTATATCCTGAATTAACAGATCAAGACTTTATGACTGTAATTACCCTACAAAACGACAGCGATGGTCGTGGAGACTATATTGCTAAATGGGAACATCCAACACTTCCTAGACCTACAGAGGAACAACTAGCATGAGCTATATCGGCAACGAGCCAGTTATCTCCGCAACAAGAACAATCACAGAGATTGTCGCTACCGCAGGACAAACCACATTTACTGCTAATGGTGGCTATACAGTAGGCTATGTAGATGTCTTTGTAAACGGAGTACAACTACAACTAACAGACTTTACTGCTACGAATGGTTCTACGATTGTTCTAAACGAATCTGCTACAGTAAACGATGATGTACGGATTGTGGCTTGGGGAACATTCCAATCTGCTAATGCAGTAGCTAAAACAGGCGATACGATGACTGGTGCGTTGTTGTTACCAGACGGATCTGCATCTGCTCCAGCATTGTCTAACGATGGCGATACTAATACAGGAATCTTCTTCCCAGCAGCAGATACGATTGCGTTTGCTGAAGGTGGAACAGAGTCTATGCGGATTGATTCTAGCGGTAATGTAGAGATTGGAACAACCGCACCAGCGTCTTCTGGAATACCTACCACAATTGCTAGATCCTATAATGTAAGCACCGCACCAGTAGGGGCTGCTATAGCCTTACAACGACTAGATGGTTCTGATGTGCTTGGAAGCATTGGTTTTTATACATCTAATGGCACAAAACGATATGCAATTGAGACTAATGTAGTTGTTGGTGCTGGACTAGAGTTTAATTATGGCTCTTCAAATATGATGTATTTGAACACAAGTGGTGCTTTGTTAGTTGGTCAAACAGTACAACAATCCGCATTGTTTGAAGTTCGAAGAAATTCAGGTTCTATTGCATATCTTTATAACAATGCTGGAACAGGTGCACAATTAGCTGCTGGAAATACAGCTTGGTCTGCTGTCTCTGACGAGCGAAAAAAAGATATTATTGAGCCAATTCAAAACGCAGTAGATAAAATTAATTCTTTAAGAACGGTTATTGGCAAATATAAAGTTGATGAAGAAACAACACGCAGAAGTTTTTTAATTGCTCAGGATGTACAAGCTGTGTTTCCTGAAGCAGTAACAATACAAGATGACGAAGATAAAACTTTATTGCTTCAATATACCGACTTAATACCGCTTTTAACTGCTGCCATTCAAGAACTCAAAGCAGAGCTAGACCAAGCTAAAGCCGAAATCCAAGCACTTAATTCTAAAGTATTAGCATTAGAAGGAAACACAAATGTCTAACGCAAGAGAACTATCTCAAGTTCCGAATCAAAGTCTATCGTTAAAGAATAGAATCATCAACGGTGCGATGGTGATTGACCAGCGTAATGCTGGTGCTAGTGTTACTCCTACTGTTGGTGGAGTGTATCTTTTAGACCGTTGGGTTTTTTCTCTTAGTCAAAGCTCAAAGTACAGTGTTCAACAAAATGCTGGCTCTGTAACACCACCAGCAGGGTTTAGAAATTATTTAGGCATCACTTCTTTATCTGCTTATACAGTAGGGTCTAGTGAACTCTTTTTGTTTTCTCAGCCTATTGAAGGTTTTAATGTGGCTGATTTAGATTGGGGAACTGCAAATGCAAAAACCGTGACTCTTAGTTTTTGGGTGCGTAGTTCATTAACTGGAACATTTGGTGGAACTGTAAGCAACTCAGGTGATTCTCGTGTATATCCATTTACATACACAATTAGTTCAGCAAATACTTGGGAACAGAAAACCGTAACTATTACTGGAGATACTACAGGAACATGGCTTACTAATAACGGCAATGGAATGAATGTCCGATTTGGGCTTGGAGTAGGCTCTTCTCTTAGCGGAACTGCTGGTGCTTGGACTGGTTCTACTGTATATGGAGCCACAGGCGCAACATCGGTAGTCGGCACAAATGGTGCTACTTTCTACATTACAGGAGTTCAGCTTGAAATAGGCTCTACAGCTACTAGCTTTGATTTCAGACCTTATGGAACTGAATTGGCTTTATGTCAGAGGTATTTTTATCAAATTAAACCAAATGCAGTTGCAAGTGGAATATGTTCAGGAACAATGTTTACATCGACAGCACCATTATGCACAATTATATTTCCTGTATCTTTAAGAGCAGCGCCAACTTTGACAACTAGTTCTGTTAGTGATTTTCTTGCGGTTGTTAATGGAACTGCGTCAATAAGTGTAATTTCAATATCAGGTGCTTCAACAGGCAATACTAGAATAGATTTTGTTTCTTCTTCCACAACTGCTGGTCAAGGAGTAATTATTCAAAGCCAAACAACAACAGCTACATTGCAATTTAATGCGGAGTTATGATGTATAAATTACATAAAGACATAGTTACAGGTAACGATTGTGCAGTAATTCGTTTATCAGACAACGCTTGCATCCCATTCGACCCAGCTAACACAGACTATCAAGCCTACCTAAAGTGGGTTGCTGAAGGCAATACTCCATTACCAGCAGAAGGAACTGAATAATGACTGAAGCAGAATTAAAACTCCTAAGCCACGAAGAAGTCTGTAAGGTTCGATACGAACAGATACACGCTAGACTAAAGAGACTAGAACAGATTCTCATAGGCACTGCTGGATTCATTATTATAACCCTGTTAACCTTGGTACTTAAATGAGTATAGCACATTCCGTAGGTAAGAACTTAGTAGCTAACACTAAGACTACTATGTTTACTGTTCCTACCAGAAGTCTTGCTAAATGGAGTTTACTCTTTGCTACAAATCACAGCACATCTTCTAAGTGGTTTAGTGCATGGTGGTACGACAAGAGTGCAAATACTGAAATTGAAGTATTGTTTCAGTATAGTTTAACTGCTAAAACATTTATAAAAATAGATGGACAGGCTTATGTAATGTTAGACGAAGGTGATGAAATCAGAGTACAGTCAGAGACAGGTTCTACAACAACTTGTATTATCACTGTAGA